CCGCAATCGGTGCGGGTGCGGCTTCAACGACAACCGGCGCCGGCTTCGGCAGGGCAGCCAGTTCGTCCTGCTGCCGCTTGATTTCAGCCTGTTGAGCTGCGAGGGCGTCGGCCTGAGTCTTGGCTGCACGCTCTTGCTCGACCCGGGCCGCGCCCAGCTTCCGGCGTTCTTCTGCAATAGCCGCAGACTCTGCGTCGCGTTGGATCTTGGCTTTGCGCTCCTGCTCTGCGCGCTCGTCAGCCAGTCGCTTGCGCTCGGCAGCAAGGGCGGCGGCGTCGGCCGCTTGCTGCTTGCGCTGGCGCTCAAATTCGTCGCGTTCCGCCTTGGCCCGAGCCTGCTCGGCTTCGGCCTCCTTGGCGCTGGTCAGCGCCAGATCCAGTTTTTCGAGCGCGGATTGCTTGGCTGACGCGGCGGTGGTGGTAAATTCTTCGAAGCTCGCGTCGATCTCGACTGCCGTGACTGTCTCGATTGCGCCCTGAATGTGTTCCGCCGACTTGCCGATGCAGTCCAGCGCCACCAGTCCGAATGCGTCGATTCGGAATTTAATGGCGTCGATGCGCTCGGCTTCGATGCGCGCTTTCTCGGCTTTGATGGCCTCTTTACGCGCATCTTCGTCTTTGATGAGGGCGTCGAACCGGGCTTCGTACGGCGTAACCTCGGCCTCCAGCGCCTTATAGTGCGAGTCAATCAGTTTGCCGATTTCGAGGATCGGTGCTTTGCGCTGCTGGCGCGTGGCGTTGGCGCCTGTGCGAATACCCTTGAACGTCGCGCGATGGGTCGTCGCCAGCTTGTAGCCCGCCGGGGTGGTGACGTCGATCTCTGCCGGAATGGCTGCGATAGCCAGCGCCAGCGCCGTGTGATGGCCGGCATAGACGGCGGTGACGTAGGTCACCGGGTCGATGGTTAGCAGATCGCGCGATGCGATCTCGGCCGGCTCGACCAGGGCGACGCCGGTTTGTTCGGGTTGTTCCATGGCTTTCTCCACGAAAAACCCCGCCGAAGCGGGGCTGATTATTTGGTGAGCGCGGCGCGGAGTCGCGGTTCGATGTTGGGCTGATTCAACAGCCATTTGACGTAATCGCGCGGAACCTGCGACAGCGGCACGCCGGCATGCTTGCCGAACGGCATTGCCACCGGCACCAGTGCGTGCTCGGACAGCTCGTGCAACTCCTGCCAGCTCGTCACTTTCAGGTCATTCAGCAGCGCCAGTAGGATCTCGCGGCAGATACCGACGTCAGCCAGGGCGCTGTGAGCGCTGCGCAATACCTCGCGCGCCGCTTTGCCCTTGAGGTAGTACAGCAGGGCGCTTTGCGTGTGGCTGTCGAGTGATGGCCATGCCATCCGCGCCAGCGCCAGGGTGTCGATCAACTTGACCGGCGGCTTGCCGATGACGATCCAGTCGAAGCCGTCGACGTTGTGGCCGATTAAGTAATCGGTCGGCGGCAGCGCGAAATTCGTGTGCGACGGGCAGTCCACCAGGTCATCCGGATGAATGTGGTGCGTAGCCAGCGCGCCGAGGTTGATGCGTTTGGTCGGGTTGTAGCGCTGTTCAAACCGGTCAATAACTGCGCAGACCGGCGGTTCGTCCAATTCCAGCCAGGCGGCTTCAACCACGTCAGGCAGGGCGCCGGTCTTCTTGTCGATGTGGCCGGTGGTCTCAATATCAAAGATGCGTGCGGTTTGGGCCATGGTGAGCTCCGGTTAAATGCAGTGAATAATGACGCGGTTTTCAAGCCCGATCGGGGAAAATGGTATATCGTCGTCGATGTCGTTATATTTCTTCGGTTGAGGCTGTTCACGGCGCCCCGGCGGGGAAACCTTACTGGCGCTGCCACCCTTGAGGCGCTTGACGGGGTTTGACGCGATCCAGTCAACACGGGCAGCCAGCCGCTTCGGCTCTTTGCATTTGTCCCCGTCCAGCACTTCGGAAGCGATCTTTTCATCCGACGGCGAGAACCAGGTGTCGAACAGGGCTTTTTCTTTCACTTCACCGCTGTCAGACAGATACTCTTCCATGCGGAAGAGGGCGCCAATCGGCTTGCCCATCAACGCCGCCAGCAGCGGAGCCCGAACAAGCTGACGGGACTGAGATGCGGCGTCCCATTTCTCGATTTCGCCCATTACCGGGTCCGGCAGATCGCGCAGTCGCAGACAGGCCATCAACGAATCCAGCTCTTGAAAGCCGCCCTCATTGTCGGTCGGCTGGTGAGTGCTCTTGTCTTCGTATGTCAGATTGCTATACCAGCGAGCTTCTTGCCCTGTCGTGGTCTTGAACGAAAACGAAATCCCGCTGGACGTCGTCTTCTGGACGTATTCAGCCACCAGCAAGGTGCCAACAAATTTACCCGGCTGCGTAATGCCGGACTGGCGGTTGTCGGCGGCGCGCGCCGATTCCGCGTTCAGGGTGCGAAAAGCCATTTGATTCTCCAGAAGTATCAGGCGGCGGCAGCTTGGCCGATCCCGTAGTAATTACAGATGGCGGCGTCGACCGCCTCCAGGTCGTTGTCGATCATCGCGGCGTCAAACAAACCCATTGGCGACTTGACGGTGTCGAACCCGCTGTTCCGGGTCGTAAAGTGGAACTGGCCATCCATAACCTTCGTGCGCAGGCAGATGGTTACCATGCCGTCCAGGGAGACTTTCTCATCGAGCATCTTCCCGATGGTCTTGATCTTCGTCATGCCGTCCGACGACGTGTCGGTGTGGCACAGGACATAGACCCGAACATCGTCAGGCAGATCCGCAGCATCCATGATGACTTTCCATGCGTGATGCCCGATCTCCGAGAACTTATCGAATCCGCGCTCGTCGGTACGGCGCATAAATTCGTTGCACATCAGGTACTGGTAATCGTCGATGACGACCCGTTTGCGCGACGTTTTTTGCATCAGCTCGATGATTTTTTGATAGTCATCCGTCACGAAAATGTTTCCCGTTTTGCAGCTCTCGCGGTTGAACAGCTTCCACGTTGCGGAGCGGAACGGAAGCGGCTTCTTGATGCACTGAATCAGCAGCGTCTCTTCGGGCGGCATATTGCGCATGCTTGCCGACTTCCCGGTCCCGGGCTCGCCAAGGATGAATGTGGTGATGCCCATGGCTTATGTCCTCGTTATGCGAAATCGGCGCCAGCCAGAGCCTTTGCCATCTCGCGTTCGAATCGGTCGTTGCGGCGCAGCGTCAGGCTGCGATCCGCGTCAGTGATGGGGCGGTTTGTCGGGCCGCCCAGAATCAGCGAGCGGACCAGCGCAATGTGACCGGCGCGCTCCTTGCTCGCCCTGGGCGGCACATCCAGCGGCGCCATCAGTCGAACCGACTACTGTAGTTGGCGTCTGAGCCGACGACGCGGCGCGGGGCGTTCTTGCGCTTGTCCTCAGCCATGAACACCATTTGCGCGGTCGCCTTTTTGATGCGCTGCAGGCCAACTTCGCTGTAGTCGTCAACGGGCGGCGACTTGTACGTCACGCCGTCAATCTGAATGAAGATGAAAATTTCGCCGCCGCCCATTATCTCTACATCCACATCGCAAAAATTCGGGAGCATCGCCTCGACCTTCTGCTTGAACTGCCCAGCGATGTAAACGGGGTCGCAGTCCGAATCGCCACCGGGCTTTTCGCCCCATTCGATGTCAAATTCACCCATTTTGCTCATGATCAACCCCATTGCGTTTGAATCAGGCCGTAGGCGATGAAGATGATCACCGCCAAAACCACGGCGCCAATACGATTTTTGACAGAAGCCTTCATGCCGGCCTCCCTTGAATACCCACGACCCGCCCGATGGAATCCAGCACCATCAGCTGGGCATCACAGACGTGATGGGCGAGCGCTGGCACGGTGTAGCGCGTGCCGTCGCGCTCAACGACAGTGATCAGATAAGGCTTCATGCCATCTCCTTGCAGCGCCTTGGCCACTGCGCGTTGTCTGCCCGCTGGTAAGCCATGACGGACGGCTCAAGGCACGTTTTGATGATTGCCGCGATCTCGTCCGGCCCATCTCCGCGCCGATACGCCATAATCAGCCGGCTGGCGTCGATCACTACCTGGACGCGAGCGGCTGCGATGTCGTTTTCCATGCGACCTCCCAAAAAAGAAGCCCGCGCGCCGCGGGCAAACACTCACAGGATGAATTTGGCCGGACTTTCCCGGAGGTCAGCACTCTTTCCGCACCCTTGCCTATGCTCGGCCGTCGTCACGCGGCGGAACCCGCGCCCCTTGTTGGCTGACTCATTGGGGAATCCCGTGTTTACGGCAGTAGGTTGCCAGCCCAGCGGGAGGAACTTTGTTGCCAAAATCGCCTGTCACGCGCCTTTGGAAACCGGCCTCACTCCCCAGTAAGGCCGTGCTGAGTTGTCCTTGCCCATCCCGATGCAGTTACATGATCGTCTCCCGGTGAGATACGCGGTCTTGCGTGGCGTCCGCGCTGCCCTTGAATCGGTACTGCTGTCCCATGAAGGCCGTTTCGGCTTACGCGCCCCTTCTGCCGTAGCTTCCGCTGCTGCGAACAGGCCTTCATGAGCCGCCTATTGCCAAGCGGCCAGCCTTTAAAACTCAATGTCGTCCATCGGGTCATCCAGCGGGGGCGACGGCGCGTCCGTCACTACCGGGCCGCGAATAACCTTGAAGCCAGGGCGCTCGCCGTAGAGCAGATAATTGCCGATAAAGCGACTCGTGTTAAAGACCACCGGCTTAAACCAGACGATGGAGTACGGCGCAAAAACGACGCATTCCGCGTCGTCGAAGTCGATCGTTTCGTTCATTCCGCTCTCCTGTTGATCACCACAACGTCCTCAGTCGAAGCTGTTGTGGTGATGGCCCGTCGCCAGGCCACCGGTACTTCGCGATGTGTATAGCTGCTTGTGCGTTACCCGGGCGCTAACCGGTCAGTACCCCGTGCGTTGATCGCTATCCGTGACCGGGAACCTCGCCTCGCCACCTCCACCCGTTCGCTTCCGTTGTTGGGTCGCCTGGCCGTGGTCGCCAGTGCTGCATTCACTTCGTTCACCCGTTACTCGCCACGGTTTGATTGGCGCATCACGTGTTTCATTACCTGGCTTTTCGTCGCCCGATTCGCACGCTTCCAGCTCGCTTTGTGCTCGCTGTGTTTGCTCCCGCTTTGCCGGCGCGGGGCTGCATCTGAGGCCGGGCCTAATACGCTTTCGCGCTTCGGCTGCTAATCCCTGCAAGTTGTGTAAAGAGCGTTGCTCGGTGTTGCTGAGCTGATGGAGTGAAGATTACCTCGTGGGTAACTATAAGGCAAGACAAAAGATTACCTGCACATGGCGCGTGTGGCTTTTTTGGTTACCAAATGGGTAATTGATTGTGCGGCAAGGGCAAACTAGGAAGGGGTGAGGGCCAGGACGGCCCGTCATGTATTACGCAGATTGGAGTGCGTCGGGATTGGAACGGAGGAAATCAAGGATGGCGGCGAGGTTGCCGCGTTTTTCGACTTTGAATTTGTTGTCATGCGAGAGGGTGATGCGCAGTTCGGCGAGAAGGGGGTAAACAGAACTGCCAAGGGTTTCGGTTTCCATTGCGTGTTTCTGTAGATCGTTGAAAGAGGCAATAGGATGTCACAAACCCCTTGCAACGAACAGCGGGTAAAACAGGACATTTTTAGCGCGATATCTGACTGTGGTGCTCAGGTATTATTGGGGTTTCCAAAGAGAATATACACAAGGTGCGCCCGGCTGCGAGCCTTGTATTGCTTGATGATGCGGGCCACATGGCGCCGCACCGTCCTTGCGGTAATGCCGAGATTGGATGCTGTCTGAGTGTCGGATTGTCCGACGGCAATGCTGTCCGCTATTGACCGGTCCATATCCGTCAGCTCATACCGGAGGTCGCGTGGGGCGAGTACCCGCGAGGCGGCTGATGACATGTGCCGGTGCATCATGCCGATGATCTGACGCACCCCGGCATCCTCCTCCGCCCGCCGTCCTGCAAACGAAATGGTTACGCGGTGCGTGCCGTGGTCGTGTAAGTAGGTAAGGCCGTGCGTCATGTCGTGGCGCGCGCAGGCGGCGAGAAAGCGGGCATGGCTCGGCGTGCGGCGATTTAATGTCGCCAAACTCTTGGACCAGAGGATCGGCGTATCCGGCTTCCCGTTGAGCACGGGGTCGACGTTCGCAAAATCCGCAGCCAGGTACAGGTCGATCCACTCGTCACTCCAGCCCACGTTCAGGATGTCGGCAAAAGTAGGGTGGTGACCGCCAAGCCCAGTAACCGCAATCAAAATGGCCACATCACCGGAGAGTAGATGCTGTAGCCCGTGGCAAAATGCGCGCAGACCCTCCTTCTCCCGCGCCGTAGGTAGAGTCCCGGCCAGGCCCAGTACGGTATATGCCGTACCGGGCGGCACACTATTAAGTAGATCCATCGTTGTGCTGTCCATATCTTAAACGTAGCGCAAAGCCGCGCAATGTACAGGATATGTCCCGCCGTGCCTATCTCTTTGATTCGATAATTAATTTGATAAGTTCCGCAATTGTTTCCGGCCCCTTGTCGAGCAACTTCTCAGCCAGGTCTTGCAGGGACTCGGCGACGAGGTAGGCGCCGTCCACCTGGGTGACCGGTTCCTTTTGGCCTTTGCCGGTTTCCAGCCATGCAGGATTCACGCGCAGCGCCTTTGCTATCTGCAAAAGCCGTGTTGTAGCACGGTTTTTCCCGCTTTCAAGGTCTCGAATGGTGGATACGCTGAGGCCAGCTTTTCTGGCGAGCTGC